CCCCCGCAGAACACCACGACGTTCGCGGTTCCGTTGTGCGTGCAGTGCTGCACGTACGTTCCACCGGACAAGTACGAGGCGTCGTTCACGAACGCCAACGGCTACCCGATGGAGGGCACGCCATCCATGGATGGCAGTGCGAGCGGTAAACTGTACCGGACGGTTACGTGGAGCGGCGGATTCACAATCCAGTATTCCACCGATGGCGACTGCGCGACGATAGAAACGACCTCGACAGTTTCATATTCTGGAACCAGTACCCTCAACTTCGACGGGACGACGTCTGTCGGAACTGTGGTCGGCTCCATGGATGGCGACGTCTTCGCGGAAATGGAAGCCACTTCGCCCGGGCTCATCCTGCCGTCCGGCCTGCCCTCCGACATGGTGTCTACCCAGACGGAGACGACTGATTCGTGGTCTGGGACAGGGGAATGCTACCCGACTGGCGGAGGTCTCTACCCAAACGGCAAAGCGTTCGGCACCGCGTCCGCTACCCTGTCGAACGTATGCACCGAGGAAGCCGCTATCGCATGGGCGCAGGAACAGGCTCCGGGGTGGAGCGCTTGGGAGGTCGTCACCATGGACGCCTCCTGGGACTACGCATTCAAGTCCGAATACCAAGCGGCCACCCCGGGCGTGGTAGGTGGGTATGTTTGGCAGCGCATGAAGTTCCGCCGCACCAAGGGCGGCTTCACCCCGGGCGCGCAGTACGTGTGCACGATGGAGGCCTACCGGGCGCCGGCGGAGACCTATGACTTTGCCCTGTACGCCACGCTGGAGGAGACCTTGATGGCGGACTCTTCAGGTACGCTGGTCTGGGAAGGTGAGGTCCCGTTTGCCCGCGGGTACTCGACGTGGATCAAGGCCCGGTCATTCACCGCCACGCCGGCATGAGGCTGATCGTCCACCGCCCCGACCTCCATGCCCCCATTGACGCCGCCCCGGTGGCCAGCGTGGCGACGCCGGCGGCGGTCAAGCTACGGCACCTGCGGCGGGCGCTGCAACGCTGGCAGGCGTCGGGGTGTCCCCTTGCGCCCCGAGCCGTGCGGCGGGCGCGCGCCGCAGCCTGCGCGGCCTGTCCGCATTGGCACCCCGATGGCAACCTCGGCCTTGGAGAGTGCCGTGCCCCGGGCTGTGGCTGCACCCGCGCCAAATGGTGGCTGGCGACCGAGGCCTGCCCGTTGGGCAAGTGGGCGTCAGTCGGTGCGGACACCTAGCGCCACCGCCCGCGCGTCGACGCAATCGCGGATAGCGCCGACGTCGGACGCGCTCGCGCCTGACTCGACCATAGCGCGGATCTGCGCGAGCGTGCGTGGCGGGAGGCGGTAGGTACGGGCGACAGTGCGCTCGGCGGCGGGTTTCGCCGCCGCCTGGTTGCCGGGCGCGAATGGGTTGCCGCGGGGCTTGGGCTTGCTGGCGGTCATAGTCAGCCCTCCAGCATGTGTGTGTGGACCGCGGCTAGGATTCGATCGGCATCGGCCGCGCCCCAGGCAGGATCGGCGAGCACGAGCAGCACCGCACCATTGACCTCCTGCTCGTTGTCGGACGCAAGCGGCGCAAACCCACCCTGCACACAAACGAGCGCGCGCTCTCCGCTGCCGAGCGTGATCTCCGTGCTCACGGTGTTACAGCCTGGCGGGATCGCCGGTAGATCGCGGCCGTGTGTGCGCAGGATCGCGACCACATCGGCGTGAGAGAGATGCGCGCGGATCGGTGCTCCGCGGAAATCGAAACTGTGAATCTCGGGATTGCTCATGGAGTCGGTCGGTTTAGGTTTTGCCCGCTCCCCAGCCATGGGGTGCGGATCGCTCGCAAGAGCGAAGAGGCCGGCCCTTGCAGGGGCCGGCCTTGTTCCAAATTCAGTAGGATCGAAGCTCGGCGGCGCTCATCGCACACTCAGCTTGAGCGCGGGCGTATTTGCCAAGGGAGTCAATTCGCACGATGCGGTAGGTTGGGCGGCCGCTCTCATTGTGCGCTGTGCGGTAAACTTCGGCCTCGCTGCCGAATACCCATTGCTTGCATTCCGAGAGTGTGCCGCGAAATTGATAGCTGGTTTGTTCTTCCGGCCCGTAGAAGAAGCGGCGGGCGCGGACCACATGGGTGATGATTTCGGTGGTGTTCATGGTGTGCGGATTTTGTTGGTTTTTCGTTCCCGTTGCAGCGGGGTCTCGGGGCGTCGTGCCCTCTGACGCGATGCAGCCTACGCATCGCCGCGCCCGTTGCAATACAAATCGCTAACCTGATTTTGTAACGCTGCTTTTTACAATCGGGTAAGGCGCGTCGCAACCGCGTCGAGGATACGCCAGCACCTCGCCGCTTCGTCACGCGAGACCAGCCGGTTTATGTAGTGGCTGCGCAATACAGTTACGCTGTTGCCCATGTCTGCGCTCAGATCGTGCTCGGCAGTGCCCAGAGCGTACAGCGTAGAGGCGTAGGTGTGCCGCCCGATGTCCGCGCCCCATCCATTCCATCCGCCGCAACCAGCCTTTGCGCGTATCCGTCGGAACATCCGGCGCGACCAATAGCCCGGCACATCGCCGCGCCCTGACAGGATCTTGAGCACGCGGGCGAGCCGCGGGTCGAGCCGGCTGTGACGCACGCGGGAAATCTTGGTCGCCGCTTCATCAAGGACGACTTCCCCCCGGTCCCAGCCGAACTGCCCCCAGCTGAGCTTCACAATCTCCTCCGGCCGCACGCCCGAGAAGAAGAGGAGTAGGATATGCGCGAGCATCGGGCCCGGCTCCTCGCGCGAGCCGGCGTCGTGCCATGCCGCGGCAACCAAGCGGGCGAGATGATAGGCTGAAAGTACGGACGGCAGCTTGCGCTCGGCGCTTGGCAGCTCGACGCGATCCATCGGCGACTGCTCGCAATGCCCGCCGCGAACGCACCACCGGAAGAAGTTGCGCCATGCAATTGCGTAGTTGATACGGCTCCGCGCCGAGAGCGGGGAGTCGTCCAGCCAGCGCTGCAGCGTCGCCGGCTTCACCTGCCGCGGAGGGATGTCTCCGCAGATTTTCGCGAGCTTGCCGACTCGCGTGGAGAGGTTGCCCGTCGTCCGCTCGCGCCTCCCGGCCCGCTCCTTCGCCGCGACAAACGAATTCGCGAGCGAGACCAGCCCTCCGCGGAGTGCCCCAACGTCGGCGCACGCGGCCCCAACACCCGCCTTGCTGCCCCACACCAGGGCGCAGACTCCATCCATCCCGCTGCGGGCCGCCACGGCGAGCAGTTCGCGCCGCCGCGCCTCCGCCTCCGCCGCGCTTGCAAATCCCTCGCGATACCTTTTCGCTGCGGGCTCGTGAGACCATCGCAAAAACAGACTCAGTCGCCAGCGCTCGACGCCGTCGCTCCTCTTTTCCGGGGTAATTGCGATCTTCATGCGCCGGTAAATTGGGGCAGTTTTTGGGGCAGTTCAAACCGTAAACCGATGGACTCCCGTGGACGGTTTCTCCTCTGTACGCCAGCATAGCACAGTGGTAGTGCAACGGTTTTGTAAACCTCGATACACGCGCAGCGAATCAACGACTTGCGCAAATTGGGGCAGAAATTGGGGCAGTCACCACACAACCTGCACGCGTTTAAAGGATGCTTTTCGCGCCAGGGCGGGCTTCACTGATGCCATGCCGGAGAACTCCTCCGACTTGAACGCACCGATGACTTCGTTTTTGGGGTCCCCCTCAGCAACCGGGAACATGCATTCGTCGAACATGACGAACTTCAGCTTCAGCCTGAGGGGATCGGGTGTCGTGTTCCTCACCGCGATCTTCCATGAGTAGACCACTTCGTTTGCGTCCCTATGCATCTCGACGACATCGAGTTTCCCGAGCTCAATTGCATCGTGAGGGATCTCCGTCTTGTCCGTCTTCTCTATCCCCATCCGCTTGCGGATGTACTCTGGGAGCAGATACGGTTGCACTCTCGCGACATAGTCGGTCCCGCGTTCATCTTTCCCGCTGATGATGACAAACCCATCCTTGTCGGCCGGGAAGATCGTCGCGCCTATGAAGACTCGCTTGTCGCTTAGCACAACATCCTCAGCAAACACGCTGGCTGTGCATATCAGGATGATGGCCGTCGAAATCCATTTTCGCATCCCGTCTGTATCGGTTGCGTCGATCTAGACTTAAGCATCTCCCTGTTGCGTCTTTCGCTTCTCAGCCCGTACGATCAAGTCGGCATCTGGTGGATCAGATCGTTGCGTGCGAGCGTTTCTGACGGCAAACCATATCGGTATTGCTATTACGCCACCAATGATAAGCAGCGCTCCAATCGGCGGGAACAGGACGCAAACGATGAGCACGACGATCAGTATCGCGATCCATTTTGCGAGTTGGCCTAGCTGACGTGCATTATCGCTCGGCTTCTTCTCGGGTTCGATTCCGCCAGATTCTCCGCTGTAGCATTTCATCGTCAGCCTAGATCGGCGCGTCTGATGAATGCTTAAGTTGTGAACAACTTTCCCTGGTATCGGACGGTCAGTGTCCTATCCCTTGTCGGAGAATCACGGAATGCAAGATGGGACCGTAAGCTACAAGCCCTCCGCCTGGTACTACCGCAAGGCAATCAGAAGCGCACGCACGATAGAACAAGCCAGCGAAGCCGGGCTCGTAGCAGTGCTAGAGCTTGAGGAATTGAAGGCGTGGATACGTGAACAAGGGCTAATTCCACCTAAGCGCTTCGTTCTCCGGTCTGAAGCCGAGGCAAAGGGGTGGCTCGCAGACGAACTCCAACCACTTCAACGGCATCAGCTCTAGGATGAACGATCTTCTTGTGAATCCTCCCGTAGTCTGCGGCGTCCTGCACACACTCCCGCAACCACTCACTGAATTCGTTGTCGCGGAAACCAGCTTCCAATGCCTTCGCTTTCCACTCCTCAAACTTCGCGAGCGGGACATTGAATGTAACGTTCTTGCTGTTCTTTGGTATGCTGTTTGTCCGCGGAGATGGCATTGGGAAGCATTTGGGCTGGGGATATATTTTTTTCAAGAAAACGCTTGCAGAAGTCTTAATAAGTCTTCTTAAGTTGCCGCATGGATAAGGAACCCACGGTTATGGTGAGTTTCCAAGTGCCGCGCAGAATCGCCAGCGCGGTGACGAAGGAAGCGAAACGGAAGATGGTCAGCAAGAGCGCTATCTACCGACAGCTTGTTGACGCTGGATCGAAGACCACTAGAGCCCGCAAGGCCGCATAACTTCGTAAGTCTTCCTATTCTTTTCTCCCCACCACTCACCCCATGAGTACCAACCCCATCCCGGCCGGGACATGCAACTTCCCGGTCAACATGCCGAAGCCCATGCGCGCCGCGCTTGGTCGCTTCTCGACTCTTCAAGGCTTTCGCAGCGTCGGCGCGTGGATTCGCGGCGTGCTCTCGCTGGAAGTGACTGGCTGGCGGTCACACGTGCAGAGCGGCGCGGCAGGAATCTGCGCCATGAACAACGAGGGGGAGCGCCTGTTTGCCGCCATAGCGGAAGACGGGGTAATCACTGCCGAAGAGGCTGCGGAGTTCCGCGCCTACCAGCTCTGCGAACGCGAGGCCGACGAAGCCCATAGCGCCATTGCGCATCTGGACCCGGTCGAATCTTCCGCGGCCGAACTTGCCGAAGCCCGCGCGGAGATGGAGCGTGTAACCGGTGGCATGCTGCCCACGGCGAAGGAGGTCGCAGCATGACCGCTCTCTGCATCGCCGTCGGGCTCATCCTGCTCGCCTGCCTGTTCGTCGTGAGCATCGGGTGCCACGCGATCTTGACGCTCTGCGGGCAGCTTGAGCGCGACCGTCGCAACGAGTACCGCATCGCGCCTAGCCTCAGTCGCCCCGAGCCGCAGTGGATGAAGGGAGCCGCACGATGAGCCGCAGTTATCCCGCCCTATCACCCGCGGATCTCCACGCCATCGCCGAGGAGGCTGCGCAGATTGCGCGCTCGCTCGACTACGTGCTCCCACGCACCGCGCAGCGTATCACCGACCTGAGCCGGACCGCGGTGTATGAGTTCATGGCAGCGCACCCGGCCGCATGCACGATGGGTGCCGACGGCCGCAAGCGTGTCTCCATTCGCTGGCTCAACGCGCATGCGAGCGGCCGGCATGCTCTCGCCGCGATGGAGAGGGGCGCCGCCGCATGAACGCGCGCACTCGTCTTCCGCGCGCCTACTTCGCCGATGCCCCTACCCTTTCCCCTGCCGGTCAGCCGACGATGGCCAGCCACAACAGCCCGCACGGCACAACAGGCGCCTCGCCTGCGCTGGCGAAACCAGCACCGGCCGATGACACCGCGGCTGGCTGGCAGGGTACACTTTCCGAAGGAGGCAACAACATGGAGGCCGGAAGTATGGCGTCCGCGATCAATGGTGACGCGGAAACTGGCAACGGCCCTATACCGAACAACAGCACAGCCGGAGGCGTGACAACCTCCGGCGCCCTCCTCCCAGCCCAATGCGGTTCTCGCGCCGACAGGCGTAGATTCGAGCGCGCTCAGCAGCTCCACGCGGCGCGGATCATTTTCGGTAAGCAGTCCTGAACACAACTCAACCCCGCGCGTTCGCGGTGCGGCATGGCAGGCCGCCAAACGAGTGCCCGATTACGGCAACATAAACGAGCCGCGGCGCGCGGGGACAATTTCCCAACCCGAACAACAGATGCACAACGCAACAGCAGAGCAGATCGCGGCGGCCTTTACTGAATGGGACCGCCGATACCGCGAGGAGCCAGAACGCTTCCAGTCCGAAGCTGAGCACCTCTTGAAAGAGACTCCAGAAACCTACGGCGCCGCCTGCGCCCCGTACTTCCTCAAGATCCTCACCGAGATTCAGGCGAAATAACCCATCCCCATCCAACAAAAAGCCCCGGCCGCGCGAACGGCCGAGGCTCAATAGAAGGTCTGAACTATGGACACGAATACCAAACCAACCGGACAGGTCAAGCGCCTCGTCCTCGACATCGCGGAGGTGACACTGTGAGCACCCTCGCCCGCAACGAACAGCGCGAGCAGTTGCGTTACAACTACACGCCCGACGAACGTCGAGAGAAAGGCCAGCAGTTGGCCGACACGCACATCCGACTCGGCACGGTCAACGACGAACTGGATCGGATCAAGAGCGACTACAAGGCCAAGATCCAGACGCTCGAAGCCGACATTTCGACTCTATCGACCCAGGTCTCGACGGGCTACGAGATGCGGGAATACGTCTGCTTTTACGAGTACGACACTCCCGAGAAGGGCAAGAAAACCCTCCGCCGCAAAGAGCCACCGTGCGACATCGTCCGCGTCGAGGAAATGACCGAGGCCGACCGGCAGACAGTCATGGACTCCATCGAGAAGCAGGCGGCCGAAGCGCAGCCTGCCGCGGCCGACGGCACGATTGTCCCGTTCACGCCGCAGGCTCCGGCCGGTCCGAAGAACGTGACGCCTCAGCCGCCCGCCCGCGAAGACGACGAACTCGCGTGGGCCGCACAGCTCGAGGCCCAGCGCAAGCAGACCGCCGCGGAGAACGCGGAAAAGAAGAAGGCCAGCAAGGGGAGGCGCACCTCCTCCGGCGGCGTCGTCGGCACCGAAGCCGACGGCAAAGACCTGTCCGACCCCGACGACCACAAAACCGCCAATTGATCTCACCATGAATACCACTCTCGCAATCCCGACCAAGGTTACTAACTCCGTCCAGCCGCCGCTCAAGAAGGCCGAACTGATCCGCGCCCTCGCGATTCGCAAACAGGCCAAGCTCATCAAGGAACAGGCCGAGATCAAGGCGCTCTATCAGTCCGAGGACCGGGCTATCACGGCTGAGGTTCTCGCGCTGGCCTACAAATCCGATCTGTCAAAAGTCGCGCTGAAGATCAGTGGCACCTACGTCAGGGATGGGAAAGTGATATCCCTACCCGACGCAACGTTTGAGGTACAGCTCCCGGCCGAAATCAAGAAACGTATCGTCGCAAACGATGCACGCCGCCGCGAGGCCTTGTTCGGTGAAGCCCCGACTATCTCTGCGATTGAGGCCCAGCTCCGCGCCGAGCTCAACCGCCAGCCGAGCGATCGAGTTGGCGCACTTCTCAATGACGACGTGGCCGTGAAAGCCCTCGACACGCTCCTCGCGAAGATCGACCGCCGCGCCGAATCCCGGGAGCTCAAAACCGAATCCGTCAACGTCTGACAGCAAACCACCATGACACTTTCTATTTCAAAAGGCCGCCGTCCCGCTCCGGTCCGCGCCGTCATCTACGGCCCAGAGGGCATCGGCAAATCGACCCTCGTCAGCCATTTCCCGAGCCCACTATTCCTGGATGTCGAGGACGGCACCGCGCAGCTCGACGTTGCGCGCGTCGCCTGCCCGACATGGGACGCTCTGCTCGCAGCGGTCAAGACGCTGGCGACCGACTCACACGGCGCACAGACCATCGTCATCGATTCCGCCGATTGGGCCGAGAAGGCGTTGATCGAGCACACGCTCAAACACGCTGGGAAATCATCCATCGAGGATTTCGGCTACGGCAAAGGCTACACCATCCTCGCCGAGTGCTGGACCCGGTTTCTCACCGAGTGCGACAAGCTCACGGCGGCCGGCTTGCATGTCGTCTTCACCGCTCACTCGGCGGTCAAGCGCATGTCCCCGCCCGACCAGACGGACGGTTACGACCGCTACGAGCTCAAGCTCTCCAAGCAGGTCGCGCCCGTCCTCAAAGAGTGGAGCGACCTGCTTCTCTTCTGCAACTTCAAGGTCCTCGTCGTCGAGGGCACCGACGGCAAGATCAAGGCTCAGGGCGGGCGCGAGCGTGTGATGTACTCGACGCATTCGGCCGCGTGGGACGCGAAGAATCGGTACGGCCTGCCCGATGAGCTGCCGATGGAGTACGACCAGATCGAGACGCTGTTCGGCAGCGGCGTTCCGAAGATTCCGGCCCCCGAGCAGCCTGCCGAACCTGTCGTCTATGCAACGGCCGAGCAGGTCGCGAAGCTGACCGAACTCGCCAAGACCGAGATTGGCGGCGGCATCGTTGAGCGCGCACTGGCGAAGGCCAACGCCGTCGACGTGTCCGAACTCACCGAAGATCAGGCAGCGAAGACGCTCGCGTTCATCACGGAGAAGATGGCCGCGGTTAAGCCAGCCGCGGCGCCGGCCCCGGCCGCTCCGGCCACTCCAGCGGAGCCCCCCTCCATGCCGACCGGGCTCGCTGCCTGGCTCGGCGCCAACGAGGCCACCGTCAACGCCTACCTCGTCCGTGTGAAGTGGATTCCGGAAGGCAAGACATTCCGCGATCTGCCCGTCGATAAGGTCGCGAAGATCGACGACCGCCGCGAGCAATTCGCCCGCGCTGCCGGGATTAGTAAGGAGGCCGCGTGAGCGAGCCGCACGAATCGATCCGCGAACTCATTAGCGATTCGCGGCGCCTCAAGAATGCGATCGATCTCAACGCAAACATCCTTGCTGAGCTGCTCGAAGGAAATCTGCGAAACGTGAGCACGTGGAGGTTGAAGAAGCTGAAACGAGAGCTCCAGACATTCAATGCGCACACCGGGAAATGGATCGGAGGTGCAGCGTGAGCACCATCAGCCTCCCGCCGTATGCGATGGCTGGGAAGACGCTCGCACTCACCGGCCTACAATCGGCGGAAATCGCGATTGCGCCCGAAGCTCGCGAGCTGAGCGACAAGCTGCTTGTCGAGATCCGCGACATCACTGCCGTCTCCGATGCATTCGATGCCGACGTCGCAGTCGACGTGATGAAGCGTGCAACGCAGCTCTCACGCGGAATCGAGGCGGATCGAAACACGGTCAAGGCCCCGGTCCTTGCGCTAGGCAAGAAGATCGACGCTCTCGCCAAGGAGATCGTCGTCGAACTCGACGCCGAAATCAGCCGCGTCTCCCGCGTGCTCGGAGCCTACCAACTCGCAGAGAAGCAGAAGGCCGAAGCCGCCGAGCGTCTCGCTCGTGACGAGGTCCGCCGCATCCAGGCCGAAGCCGAGCAAGCTGCGCGTGCAGCGGCGAAGGCCGCCAGCAACGACACCGCAGCGCTCGCCGCCGCGTCCGAGATCATGGACCAAGCCGCGGCGAAGATCGTCGAGACGCGGAAGGCCATCGTTTCGACGGCCGCCCCGAAGGCTGCGAACACCGCAGTGCGCAAAGACGTGTGCTTCGAGGTCACCGACATCGTCGCCCTCTACGCCGCCCGTCCCGAGCTCGTGAACCTCGAACCCAACGGCACGGCCATCCGTGCCATCTGCAAGGCCAACCCGACCCTCCAACTCCCCGGCCTCCGCCACTGGACGGAAGCCAAAACCAACATCCGCTGACCATGCCACTCATCAAAACTCCCGGCCGCTACACGGCCACCGTCAAATCAGCCGAGCTCGGCCAATCCGCCGAGAAAGGCACACCGTACCTGTCGTTCTTGTTCGCCACCGAACAAGGCGAGGAGCTCACCGGATACCTCTACCTGTCCGACGCCGCTTTCGAGCGAACGACCAAGACGCTTCGCGAGGTGTTCGGCTTCGACAACAATTTCGAGACCGTCGTCGAGCAGGTCACCGGCAAGGAAGCGTCCATCGTCGTCGAAATCGAGAACTTCGAAGGGAAGGACCGCACGAAGGTGAAGTGGATCAACGCTGTCGGTGGCGGCGCCGGTAAGCCGCTGGAGAACGCGGGCAGTCTGCTCGCTCAGCTCTCGGCGAAGGCCAAGCGCATCCCGGCGGCTGCGCCCACCGCGGCTCGCACCGCGGCTCCTGCATCCCGGCCGGCCCCGGCTGCTCGTCCTGCTCCGGCCCCGAAGCCCGCTGCCCCTGAAGACGACGTCCCGTTCTGAACGCGTTCACGTGCGCACGCCTTTCCGTACTGCCCCGTTGATAGGCGGCCGTACATAGCCGCACAATTATGATGAATCTTCGCCCATACCAGACTGAGTTTGTAGACTGCGTGCTCGGCGCGCTAGTCGAGTTCGACCGCGTTCTCGGCGTCGCCGCCACCGGCTCAGGGAAGACCTGCATCGCAGGTGAAATCACTCGTCGCTGCCTGCCTGATGGCCCGGTGCTGTTCCTCGCGGACGCGCAGGAGCTTGTGAAGCAGGCGGCCGACAAACTCGCCATCTGGTCGGGTGCGGTTCCCGCGGTCGAGATGGCGGACGATCACGCGCAGCCTGGTCAGGACCGCCTGATCGTGGCCACAACGCAGAGTATCGCCCGCCGCCTCGAGAAGTATCCGGCCGACTACTTCCGCACGATCATCGTGGACGAAGCGCACCGCAACACCCTCGGCGCTCAGGCGTCGAAGGTGCTCGGGTACTTCACCGCTGCGCAGGTCGTCGGCATCACCGCGACGCCATTCCGATCCGACAAGCAGCAGCTCGGCTCCTTCTACCAATCGATACCGGTCGAGATCGGCCTGATCCGGCTGATCCGCGAAGGCTTCCTTTCGCGAATCTCGATCAAGTCGGTACCGGCCGGGATCTCGCTCAAGGGTGTCCGTACTGTCGCCGGTGACTACCAAGCCGACGACCTCGGCGCCGCAGTCGCTCCACACCTGCAACGCTGTGCACAGATCCTTAAGGAACATGCCGCGGGGCGCCGTGCGGTGGTCTTCCTTCCGCTGATCGAGACCTCCAAGTCATTCGTTGAGGCCTGCCGAGCCGAAGGGCTGCGGGCCGTACATGTCGACGGCACCGATCGCGAGGCTCTCAAAGAGTTCGTCGACCGGAAGGCCGACATCATCTGCAACGCCTCGCTCCTGACGACCGGATGGGACGAGCCGAGCGTCGACTGCGTGATGATCCTGCGGCCGACAAAATCGTTCGTGCTCTACTCGCAGATGGTCGGCCGCGGCACGCGACTGTTTGACGGCAAACAAGACCTGCTGCTGCTCGATCCGCTCTTCCTGTCGGACAACATGGACCTCATCAAGCCGGCGCGCCTGATTGCGCACACGGCAGAGGAACAGGCCGACGTGCAGAAACAGCTCGAGAGCGGCGAGCAGATCGACCTTTTCGAGGCCGAGGAGCGCGCCGCGGTGGATCGCACGAAGCGGATGCGCGAGAAGCTCGAGGCCGCCGCGAAGCGCAAGATCCGGTCGGTCGACGCCATCGAATTCGCGCTGACCCTCGGCGACGACAAGCTGGCAAGCTACGAGCCGGAGGCCGGCTGGGAGAGTGCAGCACCGAGCGCCAAGCAAATCGAGATCCTCGAGAAGAACGGTTTCGAGGCATCTGCAATCACGTCCAAGGGGATGGCATCACGCCTCCTCGATCTCCTTTTCACCCGGCGGAGCATGGGCCTCGCGACGCCGAAGCAACTGAAGTGGCTGATCCGCCTCGGGCACATCTCGCCCGCCTCCGCCACGTTCGCAGAGGCCTCTGAATTCCTGAACGAGAAATTTGGAAAGAAGGCAGCATGACCGAACCAATTTCATTCTGGGTATCCGGCGAGCCGAAGGGCCAACCACGCCCGCGGGCGTTCGCCCGCAAGATGGGCGGCAAGTTCGTCGCACGCGTCTTCGACGCTGGCACCGCAGAAGCGTGGAAGAGCTGCATCGCAGCGGCCGCGGCACAGCACAAGCCAGCCGAGCCGATAGCCGGGCCGGTGCGTCTCCGCATCTGCTTCTACACCCAGCGGCCGAAGGGTCACTACACGGCCGGCAAGATCGAGCGCGGCCTGCGTGAGACGGCGCCGCACTACCACACGAGCAAGCCAGATTCCGACAATCTGGCGAAGGCCGTCATGGACGCGCTGACGCAGTGCGGATGGTTCTGGATCGACGATGCGCAGGTTGCCGTGCTGACGGTCGTCAAGAGCTACGCCGACAGCGGAACCGGGGCGATGGTCGAGATCAAGGAGGTGGCCGCATGAAACCCGAAACCATCATCGCCGAACTGCGGAGCATCAACGCCTGGCGTCGCGGAGAGGACGGCGTGAATCCGCCTGAGCCGAAGCACATGGGCGAAGTGCTGGACGCCGCGGCCGATTCTCTCGCCTCGTTGATCGCGAGCAACACGACTCTGCGGCGCGAGCGCAGAGAGGCGCGGGCGGAAGTCGCTCAGCTCAAGGGCGCTCTCGAGCTCGGCCAGGAGAATTGCGACGCCGAATACGAGGCACTGCGCGAGGAGCGGGACGAAGCCGAGAAATCAGTCGCGCATCTCAAGGAGGCCAACACCGTGCTGCTCGACGACGTAGCCACCCTCCGCGCCGCCAACGCGGAACGCCAGAAGCAGGAGGCCGAGTCCCGCCGCCTTTTCTATTCCGAACAGGACAAGCGGCAGTCTGCGGAGTACCGGATTGCTGAGCTGGAGGCCGCGCTACGGAAAATTGCAGCGCAAAAGCCGGAGAAGCCGGACTATTGGACATCATGCGGCCAATGCGACAGTAACATCGAAGACGCGAAGGATGCCCTCGCCCGCCCCGCTGCCGGCGAGCCAGCGAAGCACCCGGATACGGAGCGGCTGGACTGGTTGGAAATTGATCCACAGGCAAGGCTCGCTGAGATTCGTCGGCTAATCTTCACCGATCGCGATACTGTTCGCGAGGCTATTGAAGCCGCCCGCAAGGAGGTGAAGCCGTGAGCGGCCAGCAAACCGCGTTCGATTTCGCGCCGGCCGTCGCGCCGCTCAAGGCGTCCGACTTCCGCCCGCCGCAGTGCTGCGAGCGTCCTGCGGTGTCGAGTCTAGATCACACAGTTTTCCACGTGGACCGCACGACCGAAGAGCGCGTCAACCGCGTCTGCCTCAAGTGCGGCGCCCACTGGTACGGGCCGCCTGAAGCCGTGAAGCAGTACACGCGCGCCGAGTGGGACTCGCTCATGGAGTCGGCACTGCGCGAGGATGTAGAGATCGCGCAACCACGATACGCCGCCTACTGCATCGAGAACGGGCGCACTCCAGCCGAGCAGTTGGCGCACGACGAGGTGGAGTATCCGGGCGGCAAGATGGCGGGCTTTCTGGTGTGGTCGATGCAGAACGCTGCGGATGAGCAACGGCGAGGAAAGGCGCAGCCATGACCTCCGACGAACTCCTCGACGCGCACATGCAGCGACTGCGCACTGATCCGGGATACGTCGCCATTTGGAGGCGCGCCCACGAACAGCCGAACATGCAGGAGATCGTGCTGGCGCTCGCGTGGGCCGAGCAGGCCGACGGGCTGCGGGCGATGGCAAGGGCAGCCTCTTCGCCAAGTTCCGAGCTTATCGCGCTACTCGACCGCGGTCTCAAGTACGGGATCGTCGGATTCGACTGCTACAGCGCAACCAACTGCGTCGAGACTGACGAGATCCGCAAGCTCATCGTGGAGGCGCAGCCATGACCATCGCCGACCTCTTCTGCGGCGCCGGCGGAACGAGCGAGGGAGCCGTCGAGGCGGCCCGCGCATGCGGGCATGAGCCTAAGCTCACCGCGATCAACCATTGGTCCGTTGCCGTCGCGACGCACACCGCGAACCACCCGGACGCGCGGCACTTCTGCGCCAGTCTCGATTCACTCAACCCGCGCGAGCTCTACAAGGAGGGCGAGCTTGACCTTTTGTGGGCGTCGCCGGAATGCACGCACCACTCGCAGGCCCGTGGCGGTAAGCCGATCAACGACCAGAGCCGCGCGACTGCATGGTGCGTCACCCGTTGGGCCGAGGCGCTGAGGCCGACGACAATCTTGGTCGAGAACGTCCCCGAATTTCAGACATGGGGACCGATCGGCAGCAACGGCCGGCCGCTGGCGTCACGCAAGGGCGAGGTGTTCCGCGCATGGGTCGCGACGCTCGAGGCTCTCGGCTACCAGGTCGGCTGGCGCGTGCTCCGTGCGGCCGACTACGGCGACCCGACGACGCGCGAGCGGCTGTTCGTGCAGGCCGTGCGCGGCCGGCGCCGCATCGTCTGGCCTGAGCCGACGCACTGCCCGGCCGGCGAGACTGACCTGTTTGGCACGCGCAAGCCGTGGGTGGCGGCGCGCGAGATCATAGACTGGAACCTGCCCGGGCAGTCGATCTTCGAACGGAAGCGCCCGCTGTCGCCGAAGACGATGGAGCGGATTGAGGCCGGGCTGCGGAAGTTCGGGCTGAAACCGTTCATGACGCCGGGACAGTCCGAGCGCGAAGGCCAGATACCGCGCACACACAGCGTAGACGATCCCGCGCCCACCGTTACGGCACAAGGGCACTTTCACCTCGCCGAGCCTTTCATCGTGCCGCAGCGCTCCTCGCAAGCGCCGCGATCGGTATACGCTCCGGCGCCGACGGTAACGACGACCTCCCGCGGAGTCGGGCTCGTTCAGCCGTTCATCATCGCGATGGAGCAAGGCGGCCATGTCCGCAGCGTCGACAAGCCGCTGAACACGGTCACTACGGCCAAGGGAGGCGCGCATGCCCTAGCCCAGCCGTTCCTTATCCACGCCGCCCACGCCGGAGAGCGTCGCCCGCGTGGCATCGACGAGCCGATGCCGACGGTCGCTGGGAGCCGCGGTGACGTTGCGCTCTGCGAACCGCATCTCCTCCCGCAAAACCAAGGCGGCTCGCTTCGCCCGGTATCCGAGCCCGCTCCGACCGTCGCCTGTTCCGGCGCCATCGGCCTTGTTGAGCCCTTCCTCGTCAGCTTCTACGGCAATGGGCAGGCACTCAGCGTCTCGCACCCGCTCGACACCGTGACGACCAAGGACCGCTTCGGCCTCTGCCGCCCGGTCGTCGAAATCAACGGCGAGCGCTACCAGGTCGACGTGCGCTTCAGGATGCTTCAGCCGCACGAGCTCGCCGGAGCTCAGGGCTTTTTGCCCGGGTACAAGTTCACCGGCACGAAGACGGAGCAAGTGAAACAGATCGGCAACGCCGTTCCCCGCCGCCTAGCCCGCGCGCTCGTTGCCGCCGCAATCCGCCAAGACCCGGACGTCCGATTCCTCGAAACCATCGATGCGGCCAAGGCCGCCTGAATTTCCCATGCAGCAAACCCTCTCCACAGCCCTCGCCCTCCGCGCCGCCGGCGTCGCCTGCATCCCGTGCAAGCGGGACAAGCGCCCGACGATCAAGTGGGCAGAATTCCAGCACCGCCTGCCGACCGAAGACGAACTCAAGAGCTTCTTCTCGAATGGCAACTCCATCGCGGTCATCGCCCACGATGTCTTCTGCCTCGACTTCGACGAGAAGTACCGCCGCGGCATCTTGGCCGAGTACGCCAAGCGCGCCGAAGAGGTCGGCCTAGACGAACTCCTCGGCCGGCTGATCCTCCAGCAGACGCCGTCCGGCGGCTACCACCTCGTCTTCCGCTGTGACTTCGGCGTCGAGGTCGGCAACCTCAAGCTCGCCTCCCGGCCGGCAACCGAAGCCGAGCGTGGGGCCGATCCACACGTGAAACAGTTCGTGATGATCGAGACGCGCGGCGCCGGTGGCTATTTCCTGATCGCCCCCTCCGAGGGCTATCAGCTCATCCGCGGCGATTGGGCCGCGATTCCCGAAGTGACAGAGGAGGAGCGCGACGCCCTCATCTCGCTCGCCCGCTCGTTCGACGAGACCGCACCGAAGGAGGCGCAACCCGCCCCGACGCTTGCGGCCGACGGAGCAACGCCGGGCGACGACTACGATGCTCGCGCCGACATCCCTGAGCTGCTCCGGGCCCATGGCTGGACGCACGCGTCCGGAAAGTACTGGACCCGCCCCGGTAAGACACGCGGCATCTCCGCGTCCTGGGACGTCATCCCTCGGCGCCTGTGGGTATTCTCCACGTCGACCGAGTTCGAGCCACAGCACGTGTACCGTCCTTGGCACGTGTTCGCGATGCTGTGCCACGCCGGCGACTTCAAGGCCGCCGCTCGTGAGCTCAGGAAGCTCGGGTACGGGGGACAACGCCAGCAGTCAGGCACGGCGTCGCCCTTGCCGACGCCGTCCATCCCGATAGCCGAGGGCGAGCCGCCGGCGGCCGAGGGCATGGAGCTCACACCTGAGCAGGCCAAGGCCGAGGCTCAGCTTGCGCGGCTCCGCGAGATCCTGTCGAAGTGCGAGTTCGACGATACCCGGGAACCGCCACCGCTCCGCCCGATCTTCTCCCTATCGGTCGAGGGGCAACTGCTCCCGATCTCCACGCCGGGCAACATCACCGCCCTCATCGCACAGGCCAAGGCCGGCAAGACGGCATTCCTGACGACGATGATCGCGGCGACGATGTCCGATCCGACCGTCGACGCCGACTTCCTTTCCATCGTCTCGGCGCCAAACCCAGATGGTGGCGCGGTCCTCTACTTCGACACGGAGCAGAGCCGAGATGACTTCTGGCACATCACCCGGAGGGCCATGCGGCGCGCCGGAGCCAAGCAGCGGCCCGAATGGCTGCACTCGTACTGCCTCACCGGGTTGGCTGTCGCAGAGGCCAAAGCGTGCGTCTGGCAGGCCGTCGTCGACGCCTACGTCCGGCACGGTCGCATTCACGCCATCTTCATCGACGGCGTCGCGGACCTCGTCCTCGACGTCAACTCAGCCGAGGAGTGCAACGGATTCCTCGCTGAGGCCCACGCCCTCGCGATCCGCTTCGACTGCCCGATCGTGACCGTCCTCCACCTCAACCCGCAGTCGGGCAAGGGTGGATTCGAGAAGGCACGCGGACATCTCGGCTCCCAGCTCGAGCGCAAGGCTGAGACCAACCTCCGAATCGAGAAGGACGGCGACCTCAGCGTCTGCTGGTCAGAGAAGCAACGCCGCGCCCCGATCTTCAAGGACAAGGGCCCGCGCTTCCGCTGGTCGGACGAGAAGCAGATGCACGTGTCGGCGCAGGCTGAGCCCGCAGAGACATCGGAGTCTCGCAAGCAGAGAGAGTACCGTGACCTAGCGGAGACGACTCTTGGTGATGGCAAGCCGCTCACATGGAAAGAGCTCATGGCCGCGCTTTGCGATGCACGCTCGACTCCAGGCAAGATGGTGTCGGAACGAACGGCCGAGCGGTGGATACGAGAGATGACCAAGTTTGGCCTCATTTCCCTGTCCTTCGGGGCCTACCGAATCGCGAACCCGCAACACGCATGAACCCGCAAAATGCGTGTTGCTGCGGGTACCCAACCCGCAACCCGCAACCTACCCGCAAATTACCCGCAATGCGTGTTAACCCGCAACCCGCACTGGCCCCGTGTATCTACACGGGGCCGTGGTGCGGGTTAGGAGCCCGAAACGAACCCGCAACCCGCAATCCACAAAATGACCAAGCCGCAACAGTCGGCATCTCGAATGCCTCCACTCACGCACTGGCGCGACCGCACCAAGCCGTGGGCTCCAGATCAATCCGATGTGCTGGCATGGCTTATCAGCCAGCCCGACATCGCGAACGCGATCTTCCAGCAATTCCAACAGTCAGGCGCAATTGTGTTCGATCCGTTCACCGAAACTTGGTCGGGCCGAGACAACAGGCCGCCCGTCTGCCCATGATAGCCGCAGCACACAGCCACGATTCCGACCACGGGTGCACAGACCGCCGCGAAAACGCGCAGTTGGCTGTAAACGCAAGGAAACGGGCAAGGCGGGGATGGGTAGGGGGATCAAATCTCTGGCACCTTACCGCCTCACACCGACTGCGGCTCTTCACGCAAAACGCGCCCGGTTTCGCAAAACCATGCCAAGCCTCAAGCCGGCCGCAATGCCGAACGCAGGTACGTGGCCTCCCCCGCGATCAAGACCGCGTCGCTGAAATTCCTAGAGGCCCGGAAAACGCCAGCAACCACCCTTCGCCGAGGTGAGCAAAAACAACCACTGACCATGCCAACCCGCCCGCCCTACGCCCACTCCGCCGCACGCCCGGTCCAGACCGCGCGCCGTGCGTACGACCGCCGCCGCTCCGCTGACCCTCAGCTCGCAGCGGCGGCCACCCTGCGCAACTCCGCCGCGTGGCAGAAGCTCCGCGCCCATTTCCTCGCACGGCATCCGATCTGTGGCGCGTGCGGCTCCGCGCTCGCGACACAGGTCCACCACATGCAGCCCGTCGAGCGCCGGCCGGATCTCGCGCTCGACTGGGACAATCTCGCGCCCGTCTGCACGCGCTGTCATGGCGACTGCAACGCACGCGAGCGCCAGGGGCTGGAGACAGTGTCGCTCTTCGCGAGCTTTGTCCGCCTCTCGCAATTCGGAGGGCTAGTCTGATGGGCGCCCGCGGACCCGCCCCCAAGGACAAGCCGACGGTCTCGTTCCGCGTCGGTGCCCGCTGCCCTGCCCGCTTGACCGGCGAGGCGCGCACGGAGTTCCGCCGCATCGTCAGGATACTGACCGCGGCCAATCAGCCGCCGCAGGAACCCGACGCCGACGCGATCGAGCGTTACTGTCGCGCGGCCGTGAAGGAGCGCGAGTTGTTCACATCCCTCGAGGCCGAGAAGTGGGTGACCGCTGGCGACCGCGGCGGCATCAAGGTGCACCCGCTCATCACGGCCTGGCGCGCGTGCAACGCCGTGTGCCAGGAGACAGCGGCCGCGTTCGGATTTACGCCGGCGGCCCGGTCCCGCATCCCGAAGTCCGGAGCAACCGGCAAGAGCGACAACCCGTTCACAGCGTACACGCAAAAGGAATGAAGGACTCAGCCACAGCATACGCCCGCAGCGTCGTCGCCGGGAAGGTGCCGGCCTGCAAGTGGGTTCGCCTCGCGTGCGAACGGCACCTTCGCGATCTCACCTCCGGGAGATTCTACTGGGATGTGAAGGCCGCGGAGAAGGCCATCGCGTTCTTGCGGTTGCTCCGCCACTACAAGGGAGAGTATGCCGGCCGACAGTTTGAGCCGCTGCCGTGGCAATGCTTCGTCGTCGGATCGCTCTTCGGGTGGAAGGAGAAGAATGGTGGACTGCGCCGGTACCGCTACGCGCTTGTGGTTGTGCCGCGCAAGAACGGCAAGAGCTTCCTCGGCGCTGGTATAGGGTTGCTCATGTTGGCTGGCGATGGAGAGCCAGCGGCCGAGGTGTACTCTGTTGCGACGAAGGAGGACCAAGCGAAGTTGCTCTGGAATGACGGCCGACAGATGGTGCGATTCTCCCCCGGCGCCGGCGACACGTTCAAGCGCACCGTGAACGAGATCCGACACGACGCATCGGCGTCGGTATGGCGCCCGGTCGGGTCCGACTCTGAGACGTTGGACGGTCTCAACCCCCACGGGATCTTGGCGGACGAGTTGCACGCGTGGAAGTCGCGCGCCCTCTGGGATGTTCTCGACTCAGCGACCGGCGCCCGCCGGCAACCGCTCTTCTTCCAGATTTCGACCGAAGGAAGCGTACGCGATGGAATCTTCGACGAACAGGTCGCGCTTACTCAGTCGATACTCGAGGATCACGCTCTCGCTGACGACGCCGGCGCGAACGTGTTCGGGCTCGTCTTCACAATCGACGAAGGCGACGATCCGCTCGACGAGGCTTCATGGTTCAAGGCGAATCCGAGTCTTGGTTGCGGAAAGAGTCTCGAATACATGCGAGACCAGGCCGCGAAGGCGGCGCTGTCGCCCGGAAAGATGCGTGACTTCCTCGTCAAGCAACTCGACAAGCGGGCTGAAAAAGCCGTCGGCGGTTGGCTCTCAATGGACGCGTGGGACGGATGCCTTGGCGAGGCGCGCACGCAAGCGCAGGTTCTCGCTCGCCTCGCCGGCAAGCAGGTGTTTGCGGGCTTCGACGCGAGCCGGTCGCAAGACTTGGCGGCTGTCGCACTGCTCTGGTTCGAGGGTGACATCGCGTGCGTCGCGTGGCTGTTCTTCACGCCAGAGGAAACGCTGCGCGAACGCGGGATCGCAGACCGCGCGCCCTACTCTGAATGGGTGCGGGCAGGATGGATGACGGCGACCGAAGGCAACATCACGGACTATCGCCGCATCGTCGAGGACGTCACGGCGCTACTCAAGACCGCGCAGGCGGAGGCTTTCTGGTACGATCCCAGCCACGGCCACGAATGCGCGATGCAGATCCGCGACGCCGTCGGAATGACCGACGTGCTGAAGCGCGAGGACGACAGCGAGTGGGCCCAGGTGTCCGCTCTGGCGCAGACGTGGGGCAACTTCTCCCGGCCGTATCGTGAGATCGAGCGTCGCGTCATTGGCGGGACACTTCACCATTTCGGCAACCCGGTTGCGCGGTGGAACATCCAAAACGCCGTGCCGCACGTTGGGCCGAGCGAGAACATCATGCTTCACAAGGGCCGCAGCAAAGGGCGCATTGATGGCGCCGTCGCACTCGGGATGGCGTTCGCGGCTAAGCTGACGATGCCGGATCAGGAGCGATCGGCATACGCGTCGCGGGGAATCATCACGCTATGAGCTCGGCCGAAGAGAAGTACAAGACGGCGAAGGAGCTCGTTGACGCGTTCGCGGAGATCGGAGTCGTCGTCTCCTACAATCACGTCCGAAACCTGATGCTCATCGCGCCGGGCTCCCTCTCCGGGAGATTCGCCCGGTTCTCGGAGCTGCATGCATTCTGGCGCTCCCTTCCTCCCGGCGCGAATATCCGTGAGCTCGCCCGCGCATCTCAGGTCAAAATAGGTCAAATCCGCGTTCTGTAACTGCCCGGCATCACTGCTCATGCTTTGAGCCGTGGCAGGCATCACCGGCTTTCTCTCTAGCCTTAACCCGTTCAAGGGCGCGAAGCACTCGAACGCTACCCTTGCCACGCCCGAGCAATGGCTTGTCGAAGCTTTGCTTGGCGGTCTCCGTACCAAGTCCGGGATCACTGTCACGCAGGATACTGCGCTCGGCGTTGCGACCGTCTTCGCCTGTGTGAACAAGATCGCGCAGGCCGTATCCTGCCTCCCGTTCCAGGTGTACCGCCGATTGCCCGGTGGTGGACGCGAGCCGGCTACAGACCATCCGCTCTACTCGATTCTGCACGATGAGCCGAATCCGGAGATGACGTCCATCGATTTTCGGACGGCGATGCAGAGCAACCTTACGCTGCGCCGCAACGCCATCGCCATCATCATCCGCGACGGTTACGGGCGAGTCGCTGAACTATGGCCTGTCGACGCGGTCAACTACTCCCTGCGCCGCGATGCGGCGACGAAGCGGCTCGTCTACACCGTCGACGGGAAAGAGTACGGGCCCGAGAGTATTCTCCATCTTCGGCAGGCGACCTTCAACGGGGTAGTCGGGCTCGACGCGATGACTCAGGCGCGCGAGGCAATCGCTCTCGCAATCACCCTTCAGGACAACGCCGCTCGCTTCTTCGCCAACGCAAGCCGGCCGGGTGGCTTCCTCGAATACCCCGGAGTTCTCAAGGACGAGGAAGTGAAGCGGCTGAAGAAGTCGTTCGAGGAATCCTACAAGGGGACCGAGAACGCCTACAAGCTGGCGATCCTTGAGCACGGGATGAAGTTCGTCGCCTCTCAGACGGACAACGAGAAATCACAGCTCAACGAGTCGCGAATGTTCCAGTCCAAGGAGATCGCACGCATCTTCGGCGTTCCTCCGCACAAGGTTGGCATTCTCGACAACGCGACGTTCTCGAACATCGAGCACCAGTCCATCGAGTGGGTTTCGGATACGCTACTCCCGATCGTCACCGCATGGGAGGCGAGCTGCAACATGCGGCTGCTCACCCGTGATGAACGCGGCACGTATTTCGTGAAGCTCAACCTGTCCGGCCTGCTCCGCGCCGACATCAAGACTCGCTTCGAGGCTTACGGCATCGGCCGCCAGTGGGGCTGGCTCTGCGCCGACGAGATTCGCGAGCTCGAGGATCAAAACCCGCTGCCGGATGGGCTCGGGAAAATGTACCTCGTCCCAAGCAACATGGTACCGGCCGAGAACGCCAAGAACCTCGGCGCCCCGAAACTCTGACGCTCTTCTCCGATGAAACTCCAACGGCCGATTCCTCTCTTCACCGCCATCGCTGGCGAGCCGCAGTTCGCGAACCGCGAATGGTTCCGCGTGCATGTCGACGCCGCGGACCCGGACACCTCCCACCTCTACTTCCAGGACGAGATCGGATTCTTCGGCACGAAGCCGGCCGACGTTGTCGCGCAGTTGAACGCGATCAAGACGCCGAAGATCACGATGCACTTCAACTCGCCGGGCGGTTCCGTGTTCGACGGGTTCCAGATCTACAACGTGCTGCGCGCCCACCCCGCGGAGAAGACGGCCGTCGTCGAAGGGCTCTCCGCTTCCATCGCCACCGTCATCATGCTTGCGGCCGATAAGGTCCGCTTCGCGAAGAACGCGCAGATGATGATCCACAACCCGGCGTGCTGTGTGTTCGGAGACGCTGCGTATCTTCGCAAGCAGGCCCTCGTCCTCGACGATATGCGCGACTCGCTCGTGGAAATCTATCGCGAGAAAACCAGCAAGACCCGCGCCGAACTCGTCAAGGCGATGGACGCTGAGACCTGGCTGCCGGCGAAGGAGGCGAAGGCGTGGGGATTCGCGGACGAGGTCCGCGACGATGTCGCAGAGGCCTCGGCGAAGTTCGATCTCACCGGCTTCAAGAACGCCCCGGTCGTCGAGCAGAAGCCGGCGGTTGCTCCGCTCGCGCTCTATCGCCGCCGGCTCGAACTCCTCACTCGCGAGTAATCCGTAACCACTTTCCAAGGCGCGCCTCGCGCTGAGGCAAATCAACAAACCTAAACCGTAAGGAAACACCATGCTTAAGAAACTGTTCCAGCGGAAGGGCGAGATCGTCTCCAAGATGCGCGCCCTCCTCGATACCGCCGCCAAGGCGAACCGCGATTTCACCGCGGACGAGTCTACCTCGTACACCGCGATGGAAAACGATCTCGCCAGCGTCGAGATCTCCATCAAGCGCGAACAGACCGTCGCCACCGCCGAGGCTTCCGTCGCCGGCTTCCGCGACTCCGACTTCCGCCCCGGCGTCGCTCCGACTGGCGACAAGCCGAAGAGTGGTCGCGCCTCCGACTCCTACCGCTCGGCGTTCCTGAATGGCTACGCCCGCCGTGGCATCAACGGCATGACTCCCGACCACGTCAACGCCTTGCAGGAGGGCACGAACTCCGAAGGCGGATACGTCGTCCCGCAGGAATTCGAGCGCGCCGTGTACACCTCGCTCGTCGAGATGGACCCGATTCGCGCTGCCGCCACCGTCATCCAGACGGCGAGCGACCGCAACATCCCCATCGAGGCAAGCAAGGGTTCATTTGACTACGTCGCCGAGGAAGGTGAATACCAGCAATCCGACCCGAGCTTCGGCCGCGTCATCATTGGTGCGTACAAGTTCGGCGGAATCGTCAAGGTGTCGGAGGAGCTGCTCCAGGACGCGAGCTTCGACCTCGAAGCCTATCTCCGCCAGCTCGCCGCCGAGCGCACCGCCGCTCTTGAGGCCACGGCGTTCTGTACCGGGAACAACACCGGCAAGCCGTATGGCCTCTTTGCCGTCACCGCCGTCGGCGGCGTGAACGTGCAGGGCATCACCGGCGCCGTCAGCGCGACTCCGGCCATCACCGGTGACAACCTCATCGACGTGTTCCACACCCTCGGCAGCGCGTACCGAAAGAACGCGTCTTGGCTCATGGGTGACGGAATGGTGAAGCTCATCCGCAAGCTCAAGAGCTCGGACAACCAGTATCTCTGGCAACCTGGCCTCGCGGATGGACAGCCCGACCGCCTGCTCGGCCGTCCGCTGCTCGTCTCCGATGGCGGTCCCACTGCGGCTGCTTCGGCCAAGACCGTCGTCTTCGGCGATCTCAAGCGCTACCAGATCGTCGACCGCCTCGGCATGACGATGCAGCGCCTGAATGAGCTGTACGCCGCGAATGGTCAGATCGGCTTCAAGTTCTCCGCCCGCCATGACGCCGAGCTGCTCGACGCGAAGGCCATCGTGACCTTCACGCACGGCGCCGCCGCGTAAGCTGACTCCGCAGTTTGCTGCCCGGCGGATCTCACACGGTCCGTCGGGCTTTGTCCGAAACGCCAACCGACAGCCCACTCTTCACGCTTTCCATGAAAGTCCGCTTCCTCACTCCGATGGCCACTGCGAGCGACTCGTTCGAGCAAGACGAGATTCGCGATCTCCCGCAGGTTCAGGCCTCGCAGCTCATCGCCACCGGCATCGCCGAGGCGGTCCAACAAACACCCGAGTCGCGCAAGATATTCGCTCGGCGACCGGCCAACTCCGCAGCCGCTGCTTCCTGATTCTGCCATGCACTGCCACCGCACTCCCGCCCGCATCGTCCCCGTCTCAGAAGTCGGGGAGATCGGCTTTTCGGTCGCAGCCGTCGAGCCCGTATCCGTCGAGACCGCGCGCTCCTACACGCACAGCGCCGAAGAGGATGACGCTATCCTCGAGACGTGCATCAAGTCCGCCCGCGTCGCGTGCGAGAACTACACCGGACGCACCTACGCGAAACGCACGCTCGAACTCCGCTGGGCCGAGCTCGGCAGCGTGCTAAACGTTGCCCGCGGACCGCTTGGCTCCATCACCGCGTTTGGATATGTGAACACCTCCGGAGCCGAGGTCCTGTTCGCGGCAGACTCCTACTCGATCGAGGGTCAGATGGCGCACTCCACGACGATCCGATTTCGCGAGTCGTTCGCGCAGCCTTCTGACATCGCAACCGACCGGAGTTCCCCGATCTTCCTGCGCGGCGTGTTCGGCCCCGATGCCGAAAAGGTCGGCCCGATCCCTGCCGACGTCGTGCAGGCGATCCTCTGGACGGCCGCCCATTACTTCGAGAACCGCTCTCCAGTCGTAACCGGCACAATCGCGACCGAGCTGCCGAACGGAATCCAGAACATCCTCTGGCAGTACCGGCAGAACCCCGTCTGACCATGCGCGACCTACTCCGGGACCTCTTCACCTTTCTCGTCACGATGGCGACAGCCGCCGGTTCGTACATTGCCGGCCATTACGACAAGCTCGCCGCGTTCGCACTTTCGTGCGCCGGTCTTGCGTTCCTCGCATGGCGTTGGCGCAAGGCCTCGAAGAGTCACCTCTGCGACGTTCGCGAGTGTCCGCATCGGCACGATCCCACCGATTGAACCATGAACCCCGGGCTTCTCGACCGCTACGTCTCACTCCGCCGCCTCGATACAACTCTCGATGCGATCGGCGGAGCGGTGCAGTCGTGGACGCATTCCGCGTACGTCTGGGGTCGGATGCTGCCGGGGAACGGCCGTGAGTTCGTCGCCGCTCAGTCGCGCGTTGCCGAGGCAGCTGGAGTCATGCGCATCCGCTACCGGTCGGACATCCGCGAGACCTGGAGGGTATTCTGTGAGGGGGTTGGCTACGAGGTGGCCGCTCCGCCGGTCGAAGTTGGCCGGCGGAGTTTCCTTGACCTGATCCTCAAGTCGGCTCCTCCATCCGATCCGCAGTGGCCGCTGTCGAACGTGTTTGAGGTCTCGCTCAAGGCGGGCGAGGCGTTGCGTGCCGTCACCTTCCCCGCCGCCTTCCAGTCGGCGCCGCGTGGCCTCTACGTGCAGCTCCTCGTCCCGGCCGGTGGCGAGACGTTCGAGGTGTTGATCAACCCGGCAAACATCACGGCCGCCGGCTTCGTCGCCGAGTTCGGCGCCGCAGTTCCGTCGGGCGGGTACAAGCTCAGCGTCCAGGCGTTCCAGTTCGTGCAGACGTTCACTGTCGACCTCGAGGAGGGCGCCGCCGCCCAAGCCGTCACCTTCTCGACCGCGTTCCCGAGCGTCCCCCGCGGGCTCAAGGCGACGCTTCTGCCTCCGTCCGATGGCTACGAGTTCACGACCGCGCTCGTCGTCAAGTCTCTCACCGACGCCGGTTTCTCTCTCGAGTTCGGCGCTGTCGTCCCCGGGCCCGGTTACCGCGCACTCGTTCAAGTTTCCCTGTGAAAAAGCTCCTCACACTCCTAGCCTTCTTCGTCGCGTCCTGCTCGCCGCTGCCCGCGCAGAACACGCTCGCAGGCAACCTGACCGTCCAGCAGTCGGTGAAGTTCACCGGCGACATCACGCCCCCGCAGCTGACCGCCGACGTCGACGATTACGCGCCCGCGAGCTTCTCGGCGGCGACATTCCTTCGGGTCGCCGCCGATGCACCGCGCGTCATCACCGGTCTCGCCGGCGGCGCCGATGGCCGCATCGTCTGGCTGTCGAACATCGGCGGCTACCCGATCTCGCTCGCTCACGCGTTCACCGGATCCGCGGCGGCCAACCGTTTCGACCTCGGCGGTGCGAACTACGAGCTCGCCGCTGGAAATGGGCTGGGCCTCTGGTACGATGCGACGGCGGCGCGCTGGCGCCCGCTCAGTGGCCTTGCCGCCGGCGGTGGCGGAGGCGGAACCGGCACCGTTACCAGCGTTGCGGTCACCACAGCGAACGGAGTCTCGGCGGCCGTCGCGAATCCGACCACGACGCCGACTCTCACCTTCTCCCTCGGGGCAATCACCCCGAGCTCGGTCGCGGCCACAGGCAACGTCACCGGCGCCAACCTCACAGGGACAAACACGGGGGATCAGTCGGACGCGACCCTGACTTTCTCGGACGTTACCACGAACAACGTCTCGACTATGCGCCACGGCTTCGCCCCGAAGCTGCCGAACGACGCGGCGAAGTACCTCGATGGCACCGGCGCATGGTCGACACCCGCCGGCGGCGGCGGGTCCGGTACGGTCACGAGCGTCTCCGTGGTCAGCGCGAACGGTGTCTCGGGATCCGTTGCCAACGCGTCGACGACGCCAGCGATCACGCTTTCGATTGGCGCGATCGCTCCGACCAGCGTGGCAGCGACCGGAACGGTCACCGGCTCGAACCTCAGCGGAACGAACACCGGCGACCAGACGAGCGTGGCCGGCAACGCCGGCACGGCGACAGCGTTGCAGACGGCGCGCACGATCAACGGCGTGTCCTTCGATGGCACTGCGAACATCACCGTTCCCGCCGCAGCGGGTACGCTCACCGGGTCCACGCTCGCGAGTGGTGTCACTGCGTCGTCGCTGACGAGCGCTGCAGGTGGCACGTTCGGCACTGCGGCCTTCACCGCCGCGACCGCGTACGACCCGGCCGGCGCCGCTGCAGCGATCACGCTCGCAGGCCTCGGCGGCGTGCCGACGTCGCGCACCGTCAACGGGCACGCGCTCTCAAGCAACGTCAGCGTGACGGCTGGCGACGTGGGCCTCGGCTCGGTTGAGAACACCGCGCTCTCGACGTGGGCGGGTACTCCCAGCATCACTACGCTGGGCACCATCACTGCCGGCACGTGGCACGGTACAGCGATTGCCGACACCTACATCGCCAGCGCCGCAGCTTGGAATGCGAAGGTGTCATTCCCCGGCTTTGGCACCACGGGCACGACCGCGGCCGTTGGCAACGATTCCAGGCTGAGCGACGCACGCACTCCGACCGCGCACAACCAAGCGTGGAGCACCATCACCAGCACGCCGACGACGCTGATCGGATACGGAATCACCGATGCCCAATCCTTGGACGCTGACCTGACGGCCATCGCCGGGCTGAGTGCGACCGGGCTGGTTGCTCGCACGGGTGCTGGAACCGCAGCCACGCGCACCATCATCGGCACGGCAAACCAAGTCACGGTTACCAACGGCGACGGTATTAGCGGGGATCCGACACTTGCGCTGCCTCAGAGCATCGCTACGACGAGCACTCCGCAGTTTTCACGCCTTGGCGTCGGTCAAGCCGCTGACGCAGCGATGGCGCTCAGCGTCACGGGAGACACCACCATCTCTGGCGACATGCGAGTCGGGACAACGACCACAGGCAGAAAACTGACTGTGTCGGGCAATGGAATCCAGATCATTGGGACATCCGGGACGCGTGTAGCGCTTGCAGCTGAAGGGACGACAATAACGCTGCAAGCGGATAGTTCCGCTGCGACCCGGTTCCTGATCGATGCAGGCGCCGCAAACACGGCTGGATACGTCGCGCTCAATGGTGGGTCTGTAAGCGGGTACATCCAGTTCGCGATTGGCGGAGCTGAGCGAATGAGAATCGCGACTGCCGGCGGTATTCGTTTCAACGCATACGGCGCCGGCACTCTCGTCACCGACTCCTCGGGCAACGTAACAGCCTCCTCTGATGCCAGCCTCAAGACTGTAACCGGCACGTTCACGCGCGGGCTCGCTGACGTTCTCAAGCTCACGCCCCGCACCTACCATTGGAACGAGAAGTCCGGGATGGACACAGAGGACGAGAACGTTGGCTTCATCGCGCAGGAAGTCCTCGAATCCATACCTGAAGCGGTGGGGCAATATCGAACCTCCGAAGTCGAGGTTGACGGCAAGAAAATCAAGAAGCGCGAGAAGGCCGAACTCCTCACCCTCTCCGATCGCCCGTTGATCGCAGCTCTCGTCAACGCTGTGCGCGAACTCAACGAGAAGAACACGTCACTCGAAGCGCGAGTTGCCGCTCTCGAAAACGGGAAGGCCTCCAAGTGAAACACCGACCTGACAGTCGCGGGCTCCTCTACTTCTTCATCGCCGTCCTGAGCGTCTGGGCGGGCGAGCTGGCCAACCTCGGCGGGGCGGAGCTCTTCCAGCGCATCCATGACCGTTGGCCCGCGCTCGCGCTCTCGTCTGCCCTCGCCGGCCTCGTAGCCGTCCGCGCCTACATCGATCAGCACCTCTCCCGAACCAGCAAGTAACATGAAACACACCACCTCGCTCGTCTTCGCGGCGCTCGCGCTGCTCGTTCTCCCCGCCTGCACTACCACCACCGGCACACGCGTCGACACGAAGACGGCAGTGACGAATGCCGCCAGCGTGGCCGCTCCGTTGATCGAAGGCGGCGCACGCATCGCCGTCCCGATGATTCTCACGAAGAACCCGCAACTCGTTGACGACTTCGCCCTCAGCGCGTCCGCAGCAGCGACGATCCTCGCGACTTCGAACCCGACCGCTGAAGGCTTCTCGGCAGCGGTCCGCGTCGCATTCCCGGAGGTCACCCATGCGCAGGCGACGCAGATCGGGGCCGCACTCGAGAGCGCCTACGCATCCGGCGCCGCATTGTTCAAGGCCCAGACCGGCAAGGATCTTGTGCTCACCTCCATCATCGCGGACCCCGAATACAAGGCGGCGGCCGATGCTCTCGTCACCGCTCTAGTCCGCGGCGTCTCCAACGGCATCGCCGACTACCGCGCCTCACTCACGGCATCCTGACGCCATGTCGCTCCTCTCGTCCATCTTCTCGTCCATCGCCAATCTCTTCGGCTGGGCAACCGGCCGGAGCGCGTTGCGCAACTCTCCCACGATGCAGGCGAGCTCCGCCGCAAAGACGGACGCCGCCATCAAGGATGCTTCAGTCAAGGCCACGTTCGCCGCGATGAACGGCAATTCTGAAGCCGTCGAGAACCTCCGCAAACTCACTGCCGAATGAAACTCTTCCGCACTCTTCTGCTCGGTCTCGCGCTCGCCCTGGCTTGCACGGGCTGCACTACCGTCACACCGACTCCGGCCGATGTGCCAGCCGCCGCGTCCTTCGACGGGACCGAGCAGAATAGCGGAATCGTCAGCGTGCAGCCCGACGGGCTCTTCGTTGTCACGGCGCATCTGCGCGCCAGGTACAACGCGCTTGTCGCCGACTACGGCCGCGAGTTCGCGCCGGCCATCGTCACCGACTATGGCCTCGCTTTGATTGCCGGCACCGATCGCTGGACGATGACGCCGGAGGCGATGGCCGACTTCGCGACCATGGTGCAGTGGCGCCGCATGGGGAGGGCCGCGCGATGACAGAAGCTCTTGCCGCTCTCATCACTTTGACCGCGAAGGCATATCCGGCTGTCGCCGCCATCGCGGGCTCGCGCGTCTACCCAACCGCGGCACCGCAGGGCGTCGTGGCGCCGTACTGCGTCTGGACTGAGGTATCTACGGTCGGCGCCGAGTCTCACGACAACATGCTTGGGCAGGACGAGACGCAGGTGCAGTTCGCGTGCTACGCGAACGACACGCGCACCGCGCTCCTCCTTCGCTCCGCCATCCGCTCCGCCTTCTGCACCGGCGGCGGTTACCTCGCTGGCGCCACCGTGACGAGCCCGACGCTCCGCCTTCTTCCCGCCGACGATGTCTCGTTGGCCAATGCCATTCTCGAACTCACGTTCATCCACAATCCAACCACGTAAAGCACCATGTCCACCGTCTATCCGAACAAGGGCAAGAGCATCAAGGCCGGCGCCTCCGCCACCCCCACTACTGTCGTCCCCGGCCTCCTCGATTTCGACATCGGCGAGGGAGGCCGAGAGCTCTTCGACACCACGAACCAGTCGACCACTGGCACCAAGACGTACGCTCCCGAGCCGCTTCGTGAGCCGCGCAACGTCGAGGTGAAGCTGCAGTTCGATCCGAAGGACACCGAACACGCCCGGCTCTACGCGGCCTATCTCGCCGGAAGCCTCGAATATCAGACCTTCATCTTGGCGAGCGGCTCCACGTTCGCGTTCTCCGGCTACATCACAGACTTCCCGCTTCCCGGTGGCGGGCTGACCGGGCAGGCGGAGGCGTCCTATACCTTCCGCGCGATCGCCGCGGAGACCTTCACCGCATCGCCGGCCTGATCCTGAGCCATGCCAACCCCCATCTGCCAAGCTAAGCCGGTGTGCGTTCAGCTGGATCGCGAGCGCACCATCACGTTCGACACGCGCGCGGAATTCCGCATGGGATCGATCGAGCGGCCGTTCGCCGTGTGCGACCTCAACAATCGTCGTCGCGCATGGGCTGCACTCGTTGCGTGGACGTGGGCATGCCTTGTCGACTCCGACGCCTCCGACTTCCCGACGCCGGAGGCGCTGGCGCCGCACCTCAAGGAGCCGGCCGCCATCGATTCCGCCTTCGCCGCCTTCCTCGAAACCTACTCTGCGGCTCAGCCTTCCGACTCAAAAAACACCGCAGGCTGATGCGGCAGTGGGCGTTCGCCCGCGTCAGCCTCAAGCTCTCAGACGCCGAGTTCTTCGGATACACGCAACCGCAGCTCGAAGCGCTGACGGATGCATGGGCCGAGAACCGGCAATGGGAACTCGCCGTGCAGACGGCATGCGCGCTCAACGCGAAATGGAGCTCATCGAAAACACTCCTACCGTTCTCGCCTCGCGACTTCCTCCCGAAGTCGAAAGAGGAAGAGCGCGCAGAGACGGAGGCGAAGGAGCGGGCGCTCGAATTACGCTTCGCCGCAATGGCATCGTCGCTCGCAAAGAAAGGAGCCGCTGATGGCGCGCGGAAGTAACAGGGTTGCTCGGCTCGACTTCGACCTCGCCGCCGTTCTCGACCTGCAAAAGACGCTCGCCGGGATCTCCGAAGAAATCCGCGCCGAGGTCATCGGCGACATGGTGGCCGAGGGCGCCAAGCCGCTCGTCCGTTCGATCAAGGCGAAGGTCCCGGTCGACCTCGGGAACCTCAAGGCATCAATCACAACCGGCCTGCGAATCAAGAAGCGCAAGGGCACCGCAGTCGCCTACGTCGGACCCGAAGTCGGTGGATACTACAAAGGCGGGAAGCGCCTCAACAAGAAGAAGGACGATCTCCGCGGATCGTCTGGACCGTCGCGATACGCGCACCTCGTGGAGTTCGGGCACGTCGCCCGCGATGGCTCTCGTGTCGAGGCCAAGCCGTTCATGCGTCCGGGGACCGATGAGTCGATCAACCAAGTGCAGGCGAAACTCGTTGTCGGCTTCCAGAAGGGACTGACGCGAGCCGCTCGCAAGTTCGCGAAACGCATCTCGAGAAAGAACTGACCATGTCGAAGAACGTCACCATTGCCCGCCTCAATACCCTCGTCACGGCCAACGCCGCGCAGTTCACGCGTGAGCTCGACAAGGCGAGCGCTGTCGCCAAGACCCGTGGTGTTGCTATCGACAAGGCGCTCAGCTATGTCGGCGGTGCGCTATCGGCTGGCGCCATCATATCGTTTTCGAAGTCTATCGTCGACCTCGGCGGACGCATCACCGATCTGGCTTCGCAGGCCGATCTGTCCGCACGCGGGCTCCAGGCAATCTCGGTCGTCGCCGGAGACAACGGCGTCTCCATGGAGGAGGTCGCGAAGGCTTCGGAGAAGATGCGGTCGAAGCTTCAGGATGCCCTCGCCAACGGCTCCGACCCGCTGAACAAAGGCCTCCGAAAGCTTGGTCTGTCGGCCGCCGGACTCTCTGGGCTCAACACCGACGAGAAGTGGCAGGCCATTTCACGTGCTCTCGTTGGCGCGAAGAACCAGCAGGAAGCGATGAACATCGCCTCCGACATCTTCGGCGAGAAGATCGGGCCCAAGCTGCGCAGCACGTTCGAGTCGCTTACTGGAGGTGTCGACAAAGCCGCCGCTGGTATGGGCGGCATGATACTGAGCAACGAGCAACTCGCCCGGCTTGATGACGCCGGCGACAAGCTCCAGCGGCTCGGCCTGTTCGCGAAGGTTTTCGCCGTCAACATCGCCGACGGGAATGTCGGATTCCAAGGGCTATGGAAAGGCGCCAAGCAGTTCTTCACCGGTCCGGAGAAGCTCTCGAAACTGGACATTCGCAACTCCGGCGAGCTGATACTGCCGGGCGGTTCCGCGAAGCCGCAAGGTGACCTCATCGCCGAGAAGATGCAGGCCGCACAGGAGGCCGCGTGGAAGAAGAACGATGAGGACTACCGGAAGACTCTCGCGCGGATCGATGAACGGAAGGCGCAGAGGGCGCGGCGGAATGCTGCCGATCCCCTCTACCAGTTGGAGCTGACGAAGGGGCGCAAGAGCGCTGCCGACAAATACGCCGAGGCGTACCTTGGCGGAGATCCGCGGTTCTCCGGTCTGCTGAAAGACATTCAGCGCGGCCCAGTCGACGCGTCAGCGATGCAGTCGCCGACCGATGCGTATTCCAGGATCGGACTTATGACCGGGCAGGCGGCACCGGCACAGAAGGAATCCAACGAGCATCTCCGCAAGATCCGCGACCTCCTAGAGAAGATCGCAACGGCTGTCCGCGGAGGGACCGCACAAACCGCAGCATACGCGAACTGACCATGGCACTTATCAACTTTCTCAGACCCGATTATCCGAAGGTCGCAACCGATGCGACTGGCATCCGCCGCACGTACCTGATGCGCGGCCCGACGGCCACGCTTCAGCCATTAATCCCAGGAATCAATACTACTTGGTCCGACGGATACAGGGTCAAGAACACGCATCGCGAGCCGATCGGCACCTCGTCTTGGTCGGACGTCACAGTCGAAACATTCCAAGAATTCGAACAATCGTCGACCGCGGAAGAGACCTCGCAGGAATATCCGTTCTGGGAGATCGACCAGGTGCAGATCGAGAAGAGCCTGCTCCAGCACCCGTGCTTCATCTCGTTCTCGACGGCAGACAAGGCAGCTATCAGGGCATGGGAGGGCGAGATGGATGACGCACTAAAGGCGGCGTTCCAGTACTATTTCCACGACAAGGACGGCGCGCCCACCGGCACAGTGCAGACATTGACCGGGACGACGTCGGCAGGGCAAAAGGCGTTCGCGAACCTCCGCCTGCTTGGCGTCGAATCGTTCCTCGATTTCGCTCCGGTCGTGCGCAAGACGAGCAAGTACTTTGGCAACGCGGCGCCCAACAGCGCAGACGCCGGGCAGAAGACTGCGGACGCGCCAACCTACGCGCCTGCCGGTTACGAATGGCTCAAGACCGCGGATCGCGTATCCAAGCAAGGGCTTCGCGGAAACGAATGGCTCCGCCAAGAGGAATGGACTGGCGCGCGGAAGGTCCTAATCGACAAGGATAGCCTCTTCACCTGAGCCATGAAGACTCCCGACTTCGTTTCTCCCGGGCAGCCGATTTCCGCCAAGGCGTTCAACGACCTTGTACTCTATGTCCGCTCCCTTCAGCTACGGAGCAGCCCCGGCGTGCGCGTGCATTCGAGCATGGCCGGGACGACACTCGCGATACCGGGCCAACAGCCCGGGAGAGCTGGCATCGCGAGCATCACGCACCCGTTTCTTGTGACCGACGCAACGGCGTCCGGAGTCGCTGGAGTCAGCGTCCGCTCTGGCTCCGTCAACGATGTCATCCCGGCCAACATCGCGACGGTGCTGACATTCGCGTCGGCTGGCACCTGGCGCGTTTACCTGGACTGCACGCTCAGCGACGATGCGGCCGGCACCGTGACGGCGGTTGCGTTGGCGGTGACGAACGGGGCTCAGCCGGCCGACACGCGGACGCACGCGTACCTTACGCTGGCCACCGCTACCGTTGTCGCCGTCGACGGCGGTTTCAGCGTTTCGCAGATCGATCAGCTGGCGACGCACTCGCTGCGGTTCTTCGCCTGCAGCCGAACAACTTCGGCCAACGGCA